GGGCCCTTCGTGCTGGAGGCACGCATGCCCACCCTGAAGGATCTGCTCGACCAGCGAGCGAGCGCCTGGGACGCCGCGCAGAAGTTCCAGAACCGCGCGTCCTCCGACGAGGACCTGTCCGCCGAGGACCGCACCGCCTGGGACAACGCGCTCGCCGACGTCGAGCGGCTGTCCGCCGACATCGAGCGCGAGGAGCGCCACCAGCGCCTCTCCAACGTCGACTACTCCCAGGTCCTCGACGCGACCCGGGACGCCGACGAGGAGCGGCACGGCGGCCCCGACAAGGCCGAGGCCTACGCCGACGCCTGGCGTTCCTGGGTCCGCGAGGGCACCACCGAGCTGTCCGCCGAGGAGCGCACGGTGCTGCGCTCCGGCTGGGTCGACGGCAAGGAGCTGCGTGCCCAGGGCGTGGCCACCGGTGCGGCCGGCGGCTACATGGTTCCGGCCCCGTTCCGGGCCAAGCTCATCGAGGCGCAGAAGTTCTACAGCTCGATGCGGGACGTCGCCGAGGTCATCACCACGGAGACCGGCGCGACGCTGCCGTGGCCGACGAACGACGACACCGCGAACGTCGGCGCGATCCTGGCGGAGAACTCGCAGGTCACCGAGCAGGACGTGACCCTGGGCACCAACGACATCGGCGCGTACATGTACACGTCGAAGCTGGTGCGGGTGTCGCTGCAGCTGCTCAACGACAACGCTTTCGACCTGGAGTCCTGGCTGGCCGGCGTCCTCGGTCGCCGTATCGGCCGCGCCCAGAACCAGCACTTCACCACCGGCACGGGCACCGCCCAGCCGGAGGGCGTGCAGACCAACGCGGTCATCGGCAAGACCGGCGCCACCGGTCAGACCACGTCGGTCACCTATGACGACCTGATCGACCTCATCCACTCTGTGGACCCCGCCTACCGCAACAGCGGCCGCGCCCAGTTCATGCTGAACGACGCGTCGCTGTCCGCCGCGCGGAAGCTGAAGGACGGACAGAACCGTCCGCTGTGGGAGCCGTCCATCCAGGTCGGCACCCCGGACGGGCTCCTCGGCTACGGCTACACCATCAACCAGGACATGCCCGTCATGGCGGCCAACGCCAAGTCGATCATGTTCGGCGACTTCTACGCCGGTTACCTCATCCGCGACGTGCAGGACGTGCAGCTGCTGCGTCTCGCCGAGCGGTACGCGGACTACCTCCAGGTCGGTTTCCTGGCGTTCGCGCGCACGGACGGTACCCCGCAGGACACGGCCGCCTACCGGGCGTACCGCAACTCCGCCACCTGATCCCCCGACCATCCGGCCAACCCACAGGAAGGGACGCCCTTATGGCGACCAGCCCGAAGAAGGAGACCCCGGACACCGGGGTCACGCAGAACAAGCCCACGGCGGCCGCCGCCGAGCACGGTGACCACGACCGCATCGTCATGGCCTCCCGGCGCGCGGACGGCTCGATGGACCAGGTGCGGCCCGAGTTCATCGGCGACAAGGAGACCGCGGTCGCGGCGGCCAAGGAGCAGCTCGCCGTGCAGGCGGTGTCCGCCGTCGACGTCGCCGCGCGCGGCGTGAGCGCCGGGCCGACCGACGACGGCACCGGCTCCTCGGAGCCGGACGCCGAGGTGAAGGCGCTCAAGGAGGCCCACGACAAGGCCAAGGAGACCGCGGAGTCTCAGGCCGAGCGTGAGGTCGAGCAGCTGCACCAGGGCCTGGGCGACCGCTGATGCCCCGGATCCGCATGCTCGTGAGCGTTGCGGGCCCGGGCTACTCCTGGCGGGCCGGGGAGGAGATCGACCTCCCCGGCCCGGAGGCGGCGAAGTGGGCGGACGGGGTGCGCGCCGAACTGGTGCGCACCGCGCCCGTCGAGACGCCGGAGCAGCCGCCCGCCGCCGAGACCGCTGCCCGCCGGCCCCGTCGCAAGACGGCACCGCGCGGCACAGAGTAGGAGGCGGGCATGGCGCTGGTGACGCTGGAAGAGGCCAAGCGGCAGCTGGACATCACGGGGGACAGTGAGGACGTCGAGCTGCAGACGTACATCGACGCGCTGCCCGCGGTCATCGAGGGCTTCGTGGGCGTCATCGAGCAGCGGGAGGTCACCGACAGGGTGACCGGCGGTGGGGCGGCCCTGGCTGTACTGCACCCGCCGCTGCTGTCGGTCACCTCACTGGCCGGGGCGGGCGCCCTCTACTCGGCCGACGCGCTCACGGTGGACGGCTCCGCAGGCATCATCAGCCGCGCGGACGGGGCCACCTTCCCGGCGGGGGCGTACACCGTCACGTACATGGCCGGCCGCGCCACGGTGCCGCCGACCATCAAGCTGGCGGCGCTCGTTCTGCTGCAGCATCTGTGGCGGACGCAGCGCGCGACGCGCGGCGGACTGGCCGGAGGCGGCGACGACTTCAGCGTGACCGAACCCATCCCCGGGTTCGGGTACGCCGTCCCGCACCGGGTGCTGCAGCTCCTCGACTCGTTCCGGCGTCCTCCGGGGGTGGCGTGATGGGGTCCAGAGTGCCGGAGGTCCTCGACGCCCTGGTGGCGCTCGCCAGAGCCGATGCGGCCCTGGCGGACGTGCGGGTGTCGGACGGCCCCGAGGTGACCGACAGCAGCGCGAAGGACTGGCTGATCGTCGGCTTCGACGGCGACCCGGCCGGTGACTTCCAGGCCGCGCAGACCCTCGGCGGCTGGGCCGGGCTCGGCGCCCGCTCTCGCGAGGAGCAGTTCCAGGTGATGGTCGCGGCGATCGCGCAGCGCGGCGACACCGACGTGCGGGCCGCGCGGGTGCGGGCGTATGAGATCGGCGCCCGTGTCGAGGAGTGGCTGGCCGCTGACCCGAGCATCGGCCTGGGCCGCGGTGAGGTTGAGGCTGCGATCGAGGCCAGCCAGTTGACGCAGGACCAGACGGACAGGGGCGCTCAGGCCGTGCTGCTGCTGACGGTGGCCGGCAAGTGCTTCACGTAGAAGGGAGCCGCGCGGTGGTGCGGATGACGCATGACGGGATCGAGCGGGAGATCGAGGTCCCCGAGATCTCGGTGAAGCACTACGAGCGGTCGGGCTGGAAGGTCGTGTCCGGCCTGGCAGCTCAGCCCGTTGAGATGGCCGCGGCGAAGGGCCGTCGGCGGACTGAGGGAGAGAACTAATGGCAACTCCGATCCAGGCGTCGACCCGGTACTACCGGCGCGGCGTGACCCGCGTGCTGTGGGTGCCGACGATCGCGAACAAGAACAGCCCCACCAGGGCGGAGCTGGACGCGGGAACGGCGCTGGAGGGTGAGACCGGCGCGATGTCCGGGTGGCAGACCACATCCGGCACCGTCCCCACCCCGGCCCTCGGCTCCCGGTTCACACCGGTGGTCGGCGGCGAGATCACCGCCTCCGACTCCTCGCTCACGTTCTGGGCGTCGAAGGACTCCGACGACGTCCGCACGCTGCTGGTGCGCGAGGCGTCCGGCTTCATCGTGTGGATGGACGAGGGCGATGTCCCCACCCAGACGATGGACGTGTACCCGGTGACGGTGACCAGCCAGGCCAAGGTGCGGGAGCTGGACACGGCGGCGCAGATCATGGCGCAGTTCGCCATCACCAGCGAGCCCGCCGAGAACGTCGCCATCCCGGCCGAGACCCCCTGACCGGTCATGCCCAGCAGCGTGCAGATCCTGGGCACCGGCCAGCTGGTTGACCTGTCCCGGCGCATGCGGCGGGCCGGCGGTCCGCGCCTGCGGCAGAACTTCGCACGCCGCGTGCGCCGGGCCGCCGAGCCGCTGCAGAAGGATCTGCAGAAGGCCATCAGGTCCCAGCCGCTGGTGTCCGAGGGGCGCAAGCGCAACCGGGACGGGCGGATGGGGCGCGGCGGTCCGTCGCCGACGACCCGGCCGTTGCGGGACACGATCGCCCGCGCGATCAAGATCAGCGTCCGGCAGAGCACAGGCATCGGCGCCCGCGTCTGGATCGACCGCGGGCGACTCCCGGCAGACATCAAGAACATGCCCTGGGTCATCGAGTCCGGCCGCGTCCGGCACCCCGTGTTCGGCAACCGGCGGCGGTGGGCGACGCAGTGGGCCAGGCCGTCGGGCTGGTGGTCGCGCACCGTCGCGGCCGGCACCCCCCGCATGCGGGCCGAAGTGGAACGGGTCCTCGGCGACGTCCGCCGCGACCTTACGTGAGAAGAGGAACAGCAGTGATCATCGCGTTCAGGCAGGACGACGACAGCGTCGAGCGGCTGAGCACCGACGACCTGTCGGCGCTGGAGGCGGCCGCCGTCGAGGAGGCCATGGGGGACGTGCCCTGGCGGACCATCGAGGACCGGCTGAGGGCGCAGGACCCCACCGCGATGCGCGCGGTGCTGTGGGCGTTCCGCCGGCGGACCGACCCGGGCCTGGAGTTCGCGACGTTCGACGTGCCTGGGTGGCGGCGGCGCCTGTCCGCGCGGATCGAGCGCGCTGAGATCGACGAGGTCCTCACCAACCTGATGGCCGAGGCCATGAGCAAGAACGAGGACTCGGTGATCGACGCGGTCACCCCACACCTGCGGAAGCTCGCCGACAACCGGGACGACGTCGACGCCGCCCTGGACGCGCTGGGAAAAGGCCACTTGGTGAAGGGCCGCCAGGACTCCGCGGCCTGATCTGGCAGTACGAGCCGCTGTTCTACCACTACCTGCACATGCAGCCGACGGAGTA